AGAAGCAGCTGCCTTCGAGGAAAAGTTGATCCAAGAAGGCGAGCTGTATCTACGCATTGACCTTTAGACGGTTGCTAGATCGTAGGTGATCATCTCTTTTACCATGTCTTCAAAGGAGATTCGAGGCTCCCAACCAAGTTCCCGATGCGCCTTGGTGCAGTCACCCAGGAGAGTATCAACTTCAGCCGGACGATAGAACTGAGGGTTGATGGTGATGATCGTCTTATCCAGCTTGGTGCTGTACCCAGTTTCATTGACGCCTTCCCCCCGCCATTCCAAGCCAAGATCCAAGTAGTCAGCGGCAATTTCACAGAATTGCCGAACGCTGTGCTGGATGCCACTTGCAATGACATAGTCTTTGGGCTGTGATTGTTGCAAGATCAGACGCATGGCATCGACATAGTCTTTGGCATGGCCCCAGTCACGTTTTGCCTCCAGGTTTCCCAGCTCAAGAACAGGAAGTTTACCTCTGATAACAGAAACTAATCCTTTAGTAATTTTCTTAGTGACAAAGTTATCACCACGGATTGGGCTCTCATGATTGAAGAGGATTCCGTTTGCACCAAACATGTCGTAGCTCTCACGGTAATTCACCGTCAGCCAGTAGCCAAAGAGCTTGGCGACACCATAGGGACTCCTGGGATAGAAGCCGGTCTCTTCATTTTGCGGGAACGACTGGACTTTCCCAAACATCTCGGAGGTTGATGCCTGGTAGAACCGTGGATTAGAAGACCCGGCCCGGCATGCCTCCAGGACATTCATGACACCGATGGCATTTGCAGAAGCAGTGCTGACGGGAGACTTAAAGCTGACGCCAACATGGCTTTGGGCAGCCAAGTTATAGACCTCATCAGGCACAAAGTCCTGGACAACCCTGGTCAAAGATGGCGCATCAGTCAGATCAGAGTATTCCAGCTGAACATCCCCTGGGATGTCACCACCAAAAACCCATTTCAGCTTGTTGAGATGGTTTGGTTGCGTGTGGTTTCTAACAACACCGCAGACTTTGTAGCCATTATCGATCAGGTTTCGTGCCAAATAGGCACCATCTTGGCCGGTAATTCCGGTAATTAATGCGCGTTTCATTTGCCATATCTGCGTGGTTAAAGTATAACCATTGAAACGACGTTTGGTTATGACGGCTTACTCGGTGTTTGATTGGCCCCTCCAGAAAAACACCATCGGTTGGAAAGAGCGCCTGGCGCTGACAAAATTTATTTTGACTTCCGACCGTTTTACTAATGGCCCGGAGTGTCGGCAATTTGAGAACGAGTGGAGTGAATGGCAGGGTGCACCGTATTCCTTGTATGTAGCCAACGGTTCTGTCGCCAACTTCCTACTGCTTGATGCAATACATGAGTATTATTTCCCAACCAAAAAACAGCTGACTATCTTTGCCCCAGCCATTAACTGGGCCACAAACATCTCGACGTTCTGCCAACAGAACCACAATGTGTATTTTTATGACATTGATTACGAGACTTATAGTCCAACGCCTGAGTCAGTCCATCAGTTATCTCTGAAAGGACTCCAGCCTGATGTTATCTACCTGACACACGTCCTTGGCATCTCCAACGACATGGAGAGGATTAAGGAACTGTGGCCCCATGCCGCCATTATTGAAGACTGCTGTGAATCACATGGTGCCCGTGATGCCAAAACCGGTGTCAAGGTTGGCAATACAGGCATCGGCTCAACCTTCTCGTTTTACTTTGGGCATCACATGACCACCATTGAAGGTGGCATGATTTGCGTACAAAACGAAAAACTATATAACCTCTTGCGTGCCAAGCGTTCTCATGGTTTGTCGCGTGAAATGCTGCCTGCCTATCGAACCGAAATCCAAGAGAAATATCCGGACATTGACCCTACGTTCCTGTTTCCCACCAAGGGATACAACTTCCGTAACGTTGAAACCGGGGCAGTCCTGGGGCGCGTCCAACTTAAAAAGCTAGACAGCTGGAATGAACAACGCAGCAAAAACTATGTGACGTTCCGAAAAGAAATGATGGGTCGCCCTTGGTTCGACACGCTGCCCGAGCCGACCGGTAACAGTGCCATGACCCTTCCATTCCATTGCACAGATCCCGACATTGCGTTTGAAATCAAGAAGTTTCTCCAATTGATTGGCATTGAGACCCGTCCGTTCCTGGTGGGCAACCTCCTACGTCAGCCCTTCATGGAGGACTACGAATCGTTGATTCCTCTGCCCAATAGCGAGCGGATGCATACCCATTCGTTTTACATCGGCAATAACCACTTCATTAAAGAAGCCGACATCAAAGAACTCTCGAAAGTAATGGACCGATGCGGATACTGATTTGCAGCATTATTCGCAACAGGGAACCATTCCTGTTTGGATGGAAGGATCAAATCCTTTGCCTCAAGGACGAAAACCCTGGCATCACATTTGATCTTTCCGTTTTTGAAAACGATTCAGACGACGGCAGTGTTGATTATCTGCAGATGATCGAACCCGAACTAAAGGCTGAACTTAACAAGGTCTGGATCCAGTGTGTCAAAAAGGACTGGCCTTACTTTGGCTCAGTGCGTGCCGAGGATCGCGTCAAGTATTTAGCTGAGGCACGGAATGAATGCCTGGAAAAAGCTGAACAAGAAGTTGGACTCAAGCAGTACGACAAAGTTTTATTCATTGAACCTGACATTGACTTTGATCCGGAGGAAATTAGTCAGCTTTTCTTTACCGATGACGACATTGCATCGCCTTACAGCGTGCATCCCATGAACATCCAAAGTCATCGTTGGATTTATGACAGCTGGGCCACCCGCCTTTCCGTTGAGGATGATATCTTCAAAGGCCCCAGAATTTATGAGATGCCACCCCGCCTGGATGTAGTGGCAACATTTAATTGTTTTTGTATTTATCGAGGGAAACCTTTTGCAGAAGGCGCCCGCTTCTCAGGCATTAACCCATGGACAGATTCCTGGGACTGCGACACCACAAACATCTGTTATGAGTTCAGCATGCGTGGGTATGATCGCATCGGACTCTACAATATTCTCTTGACCCACCTAGGGAATTAAAGTAAACCGCACTGTTCATTCGAGTTCTCCGTATTTGATCTAAATGGAAAAACTGCCAGACTATATCCAAGCGATAGAAGAGGGCAAAACCCTGGTCGCAAACCACAACAAGCTTTTGGAAAGTTTATTGCTATCGAGGCAAGCCAATGACAACAACGTTTATACTGACCAAACAACCAACGGAAGCTCAGATGTCTCTCTCGACTCAAGTCAAGGAATCAGTGGAGCAAGCAATTCACCATCTGCGTGATGCACTGGCGTTTGCATCGCGGTCGGAACATTCGATGACCATCGCAACACTCTCCGATCTTTTGGTTCGTTGCGAAAGTATTGAATCAATGGATGAGATTATGCAGCGCTTTGGCTCTAAATCAAAGACAGGTAACTTACCTTCACCCCAAGATCTTGGCTAAGCCAGAGCGTCATCGTTTAACGGAGGCTGATCGCCTCCAAAAATATTTTTGGGATTTAGAAAAATTAATCCCTAATCCGCCTGCGAACTGGGCGGTAAATGCTAAGGAGTGCAAGTGGGCTAAAATACTAAAAGAACGTAAAGATAATCCTGATGTCTCAGGAGAATAAATATACCAAACCAGAGTTGCGCGAACGCATCAAAGATCGCGTAATGTCTGGCTCTCGTGGAGGGAAACCAGGTCAATGGTCCGGGCGTAAGGCTCAGCTTGTAGCTCAGGAGTATAAAAAAGCTGGTGGCGGATACAAAGGCGGCAAAGGAGAGAAGCAAAAGTCTTTAGAGAAGTGGGGCCGTGAATCTTGGATGACGAAAGATGAGTATGAAAAAAGGAAACAAGCTAAGTCTGCTGCGCAGAAATACAAAGATTCAAAGTAATGGATAAAGCAATTCAAAAGGGATACACCAAGCGATACCTACCAGAGAGCGCCTGGGCCTCCTTATCCCCAGAAGAACGTGCGGAGACAGACCAAAAGAAACGCGCCGCTAGTCGCGAGGGCAAGCAATTTGTACCGAACACCCAGAAAGCAAAATTAGCTGGTCGTGCAGCCCGGCGTTACAAACAATCAAAGTCATGATATCCTGACAGCGGAGCAATACCGCTCTAGGGGTAATAGTCGAAACCCCTTCCACGTTACGAACGTGGTGCTTACAGCGGTTGAGCGAGAAGGAAGTTATGATCCCGGTATAACAACCGGGATTTTTTGTGCGTGGCGTATTTGAATCACAATCTTCCCGATTGGTCTTGCTACATCCGTAATGAGTTTCTCTACAACCACAAGCAGGGTCACGGCGAAGTAACAAAATGTGACGTGCACTCTGTTGCCAGCATTGAAAAGCGTGTGCCCCTCTTTGAAGCATTCCTTGAGAACGGTGTGAATTGGACACGGCGCCCACTGCATGCCTTCTGCTGGAAGCCTGATGCACCCATCGAACCGCTGGAAGATGTGATGTATTGGGATTGTTTCTCCCCTTATATTGATGTGCAGAAACGGGCTCGCCTCGCTGGCTTGCAGGCGGAGTTGATCAAACCCAACGGCGAGAAAGCTCTTGGGGCTTACATGTTTACCCTTGACTGGTCATGGGAGAATAAGGGTACCACCGACTTTAGTTTCTCAGAGACGCCTGAGCATAAATGTGCGCACCTCTTCAAGATGGAGAGCGGTAATTACTACGCGTATCCCAATAACCGAATCATCTGGTACGACAATGCCTGGACCTTCAATCGAATCAAGGAGAACCCAGGATATGAGATTGACATGACAGTGTACTCCGTTGAAAACAAAAGGAAGCTGGAGACCTCAGACCATTACATGTACGAAGTGAAGCATGTAGAATAATTGCGTTCCCCCTCTCTTTTCGATGGGGCAGTCAGCCAGTTCTGAGGTCCGTCGTTGGTTGCGGGTCACCTTCCCTGGTTGAGATAGAGGGCAAGTCCCTGTTACATCCTTGAGGTGTATCACACTTGCTCCATCTATTATCAAGGGTGCAACAAGGAACGTTGCATTAAACGAAGGATCCCCTCGGCCGCATCGTAAAATGGCGAAACTAGCTTCAGCATAAGCTGCCAAGTCGCTCATCGTAGGCGGACATCCTTGCCCTTTAACGGGGATTAGCGCAGCTTGGTAGCGCAATTGCTTTGGGAGCAATGGGTCGCAGGTTCAAATCCTGCATCTCCGATTATCGAGAATCCTAATAAATTGCGTTTATCAAGAATACTGATAAATTATATGTACGTCTGACAAAAAACTATACGTGGCTTGGGTTGATGCCAAAAAACGTATCGATAAAAACCGACAAAAGCTTCTGGAGTACAAGAAGACTTTGGAGTGCAAGCAGTGTGGGTTGGATGATCACCGTGTCCTTGAGTTCCACCACGTAGGTGATAAGGATAACAACATCTCAAGCATGGTGAATCATGGCTACGCCTGGAGCAGGGTCGAGCAAGAGATCGAGAAATGCATCCCGCTTTGCTGCAACTGCCACAGGCTTGAGCACTGGGTTAGTTAACGTCCAAAGATACCCAATGCACCTAAACGTTGCTTCCAGACATTGGCTGCATTACGAAGAACCCCAGCGCCTTGCGTCAGGATATTGCCTTCACCTGCAACGGAACCACGGGGAACAATGATTGGTTTACCGCCTTTAATTGCAATACCAGTGTTGGTGTAACGACCTTGTGGATTGAGGACTGTATTTGTGCGCGTATCAACAAATTCCCCCCTGGGACCAAGGCGTTCAATGGAAGCTAATGGTATTCCGCCAATTGCATCAGCGCTAATTGGTGCGGTAACAGCATCAACTACCGCCTGTTCTTTGGGTTGCCCAAGAGCATAACCAAGAAGAGCATCTACACCAATAGCAGCTGTTCCTGTTTTTAACATAGGGATTTTATTGGTTCCTTTAATTGCGGGAGGCACAGCTTTTGCAAGAGGCCTGGATTGACTCATTAAGATATTTCCACTTCTGTTGAAGAAGTTTTCTACTTCAGCGTATAACTCAGGAGTTTTTGTTTTCCAGGCTTCATCAATTAAAGCATTACCAAGTTCACTGGTATCACGTGCAACTTCTTTAAGACCTACGGTTTCTAAACCGTAGACAATATTTCTAAGACGATTTTGCAGATGCTCTTCATTAAATGCGTCATACTCACGAGCCAAGCCCGAGTCTACTTGTACTGCTTTTTTAGTTGCATCATTTAATAAAATGTTTTCAAAGTGACTGTCCCTATTTTCAACACCACCTCGATATAAACCTTCGTTTAATTTAAATTTTTCCAGCTCTAAAAACTGCTGTTCTTCGGGAGATAGATCTTTGAATTTGCGATGAGGTACAGCTTCTGTCCGCACGATTGCACGATAAGCCTCTCCTTCGGGATCAGAACTGCCTAAGTGAGAAAGTGGTTTACCTGTTGGCTGAAGAGTAGCGGCATGAACCTGAGGGCCAAGGCCAAGCTCCGCCGTCCGCAAAGCCATTTCAATTTCATTTTCTAGGAATCGTTTGCTTTGACCTTCTTGTACTTTAAATGCCTTTCCGCTGCGTTCAGGCACCATTACAGCGCCAAAAGCACCACCACCAACAACAGGAGTACGTCTGTTATCAACAAGCCAGCGACTTTGTTTTTCAGAAAGAACACCAGGAGCAATTGATTCCCCTGGAAGCGAACCAAAGAATTTAAGTTGTTTTTTTGCTTCTATAAATTCAGGTGTTTCTACTACATCGAGCATGTAGTCAGGAACTTTATTTCTATTTGGCACAACAACGTCAGCTGCCATGCGCCCAAGTTCTTTAATACCAGAACCAGCACCTTTTAGTTCTTTGCCGACTTCATTTAGTAGTTGCTGGAAAACATTGGGATTATTTTCTGCAGCAGAGATTGCTTTTTGTTGATTAAGCGCGGCTTCTACTTGAGAAGTCCGCATGTTATCAAAGGGACTCCCTGGCTGCGAACCGCTATAAACATTTAGGTTTCTGGGTTCTGGTTTAATTCCTGCAATACGCCCTGGTTGAAGAGCGCCTTGTTTCATTGCGTCCCACTCTATGGCTTTATCGCGAACGCTCATTAAGCGATCAAAAACAGATCCTTCTGGTTCACCTGCATCAATGCGCCGTTTCCATTCTTTCTCCGCTGCCTGACGCCCAGGTTCAAATGGATTAGTTCCCTCGAGGTTTAGCTGGTTTGTATTAAGAGAAGAAGGAACTACAGGTTGTTGTCGTTGGTTTATTACATCTTCAAACGCTTTGAGACGGTTAATATCTTGTATTGCAATAATTTCAGAAGGGCTAGGCAGTCCTACTTGACCGCGTGACTGGAGTTCCGAAATTGCAGGGTAATCTTCCGCAGGCGCAAAAGGTGTTTTTTCCAACTCCTTGGCACCTTCTTGGATACGTTTAATTGCTTCTTCATCAAGAAGCGGAACACTTACACCTGTGTAGCGGAAACGATCTGATACGAGTCCCGGATCAGAACCCCAAATTGCACGTGTTTCAAAGCCAGCCATTTATTTACTCCTTAATTAAAAATCAACAGCAAGACGTGGTAGGTCAAACTTAGTTGCTGCTGCTGCACCGATGTTTGCAGCACCGAAACGAGACTTTAATAAAACATCAGCAACTGCAGAGTTTTTTTGATTTGCTTTTAACCAGTCTTGCAAGGCACCGTGCATAGGTTGTTGAATTTCTTTACGAACCTCTTCAGTTGTTACGTTTGAACGGAGTAGATTATCTTTTTTTGCTTCTTGTAAAAGGCTTCCAATTAATCCCATATGTTTACCAGCTAAGGCTGGATTAACACCACCGGCTTGAAGCATCCCCCCAAATTGACCAACAACTTGAGATGCAAGCCCAGGATTTTCCACAACTAAAGATCCCATAGGACTCTTTAACGTGTTGCGAATCATGCTACGAGAAAAGTCAGGACTTTGTCCAACTTGTCCTAAGTAATAAAGACCATCATACAAAGCATCTGGCGTGATGTTTTTCTTAACAGCTTCCTGGGCAAACCGATCAATGATTTGACGCGCTTGTCCACGCGTCATTGCAATATCACCGTAATCAACAGGAAGATTGGCTAGTGATTCTTCATTAAAAAATTCCATCAACCATTCCGCAACGTAGCCTTAACGAACCAAGCGGCCTTAAAGGCTTGACCACAGAGGTCAGCCATGTAGTTCTGGATATCAATGGCACCCACCTTGGCGGCAATGGGCTCCAGCTTTTTGGTCTTCATGCCCAGCTCCTCCAGGTTCTTGTAGTACGTGGTGAGTTGATCGGTTCCCTTGTAGCTGGTAACGTGTTGGATACCAGGGCCGGCATCAGCCAAACCCCTGGCGCACATTGGCATCAGGTAATCCATCGACCTGATGAATTCAGCCAACGTATCGAATTGAGTCAGATGAGCTTCGTACTGATCTCCAAGGAAGGCATGCACCCCGAGGAAGTTCGGCCCCTCGTAGTTCAAGTGAATCAGATGGGATTGTGTCTGAAGTTCCTTGAGGTAGGAGCAGAGGGAGATGCACTGCTGGATGAAGGCCCCAACATCACCATTCTTTGAACGCGCCGGACCTTTTGGCTTAGCCTGGGGTTCAGGCAACGCTTCAGGTCCAGGGGTTTGTGGGATAGGAACCGTTTGAGGACCAGGAGTATACATAATTTTTTAGCAGTAATTCTATTGTAACGGGAACTAATTACACAATTTCATGCTAACGACTGATCTCTTCCCAGTCCATAGAGGCAAGGATGTCAGAACCAGCTTGTGCAGTACTGCACGCCAAAGTTAATTCTATGGGCGTACCAGTCAGACCATTACGCTCTAGCTGGAATGAAAACAATGCTTCTTTCAAGATGTCAATAACAGTCGACCCTTGGTTGGAACCGGTGGCAAAACCACTGGCCAGGATGCGTCCTGTACCAATCGTAAAGGATGTACCAGTGATGTTGTATTCAACGGATGAATTAGTTCCCGTGGTATCCCATGAACCAGCTGAGGTTGTACCACCAACAATCACTTTCCAGTTGTAGTTTGCGTTATTGGTGATACCCATAATTGACAACGCAGTCAAGATGACAATTGCGTCAAGACGGGTTGATTTAAGGCGGATAGAGATGACAGGATACTCAGTAGAAGCGTTTGTCAAATCACGCGGAGAGGCAACTGGAGTTCCGATTGCAGACTGTGCACCACGCAGTTCATAGCCGCCTTCCGACAGTACGGTTGAGCAGACTTGCTTTAAGGTACTACTGCTTGCCGTAGTACCTACATTGGTAATTTCATAACGCAACGGCAACGATGCCGTTGTTATATAGGTGGATGTAATTAAGTTGGCGTGATGGAATGAATGGCAGTGAATAAATGAACCATTGATTACAAACCCTGCACGCACAGTACCAAGACCAAGCCATTCAATATCAAACCAAAGGATTTGCGCCTTGCTGATATCAAGGGTAAAATCAGATGGTCCGTTGCCATCCAGTTTGTCAATATTCCAGTTGGCTTGTAGCACCCGTGTCTCATTAACGCTTCCGCTTACTGAGCTACGTTCGACCAGGGCTGGTCCTGTAGTACCACTGACTTCCAGGTACATGCCATTGGCAGCACCGTAGTAACCAACTCGCTGTCGTAGGTTTGCCTTTGCAGGATTCATGACAAAGGTTGACATAAACAACAGGGATTTCCCTGGTTGATATGAACAAACCTTAGTTGTTTCCCGGATGATTTCAGATCCAGATGCAGTGGTTACATTGAGATCAACAAGGCCTTCGTTTGCATTAAATGCATAAGTTGCCCCTGTGCCACTGGATGTCGACCACAAACCATTGTCGTTATAACGATGGCTTGAATCAAATAAAGTTAAAGGCGCTGATACGCGAGTACGTCCAAAAGCATCGCCTGCCATGCCAGCTGGCTGGACGTAAACATTATTTCCACTTGCAGTAATTACTTCTAATGGACGCCCACTACAAGTCTGAACTTTATGTACGGGGTATAAGTTCTCGTCCGTTGGATCTCTATAGTTAGGCATTAGTCTTTAGCTACGTGATTTTATTTTAGGTTCAGTATGTTTGACATAAAAAAGCAGTGACCTTACGGCCACTGCAAATACGCATCAAATGTAATTAATCGTTATTTACATTCTGCAAAAGCTTGAGTAAAGCTTGATTTTCGTTTGCATTTTTTTGGTAGTATTGCCAGTTGTCATAGACCACTTCAAGCAATACCTCAAAAAATTCATTGCCAGTCAAGACGTTGGTGTCAACAAATTCGCTAACGGTATCGCCTAGGTGTTCACGCAGGCGTTCTTTTGCTTTGCTCTTGGACTCCTGAAAAAAGTCCGACCATTTGTTGTCTGGGGCTTTAAGCACATCAGCCTCTGGTTTGAAGTTTTGTTTGATGTAGTCTGATTTTTCTTTGGTGGATTCTCTACGGTCTTTAGCCGTTAGCCCATCAGGTGCACGTAATTTTTTATTGAACTCTTCAAAGGCTTCTGAATAAACCTGGTTAAGCGTATCAGGTTGCGTGGTTTGTGCCAAGGTAAGAAGCAAGATCCTTTACAGCTTGATGATAGCCCTGCAACCAATCATCTGACACCGGTTGTTTACATTTGGGGTTATTTCTTTCTGTTACATAAAGGATGTAATTGATATCAAGCTGCCTAAGAGCAGCGATAGGAGATCGCTCATCCATAAAAAAGGGAATGCTTTAATAATGAAGCACTCCCCTATTCTAAGTTGTAGCTTCAGTTACGTTGTCAAGAAAGAATAACTTCTTGTCCTGCAAACTTACCGGCTTCTAAATCTTTGACAAATTCAACGCGACGGAAGTATTCATCACGGCAGTAAGGACCAGCTTCTGTCAGGCAGAAGTCTTGCCACAGGCCGGTGTACAAACCGTTGCTACGACCAGAGCACTGATACATGTGCTCCATAAAGTCTGCTTTCTTTTGCTCGGCTTTGGTGTTCCAATTACGGAGCTGCTCTTTCAGCCAAGGCGTATCAAAGGCACCGGCAGTGCGGAGCTTCTTTTCGAGGTTGTCAGTCATTGAAGTTAACGGCTGTTGTAGAAGTATAGACGCCTTTGACGTAAGGGCTCAACTCAAATAACAGATCATCAAGATCATCTTGTAGAGCGTCTGCAATTTCATCGGCAGTTTTACCACCGAAGGAATTATATTCAACGTCAATGTCAACCGCAAAGGATACGGTCAACCTTGGCACAACAACAGGTTCCATTTAATCCAAAGAAGACTCAAATACTGTAGCAGTAACTTTTATCAAGTACCGAGAAGTCGTTCTAAAGAATGGACCTTGACGCTTTCGTAATAACCAAGACGTTCTTGGATCAGATTGGAGTAGTTGATTGCAGCATCAACCATCTCTTCTGCATCCATTGATGATGCCAGGTTTTCATTGGAAAGCATGGCAGCGGTCAAGATTGTGACCGACCATTCCAACTTATTACCGATTAACGCAGGAAGTGGGGTCCCATCTGCCGTGAAGCTCTGCAGTAATTTACTGATCAGCTCTTCATTTGCCATGGAACCCCAACTGCACTGTTAGGTTATTTTACTTCAGTTGTTTTTATCACCACGTGCAGTGACATACCAATAGGCATGGCGTGCATTCTGATGAAACCGTTTACCCGAAAGCAGTTTGAGTTTACGTTCTTCTAGCTCATCAAGCTTGGCTTCTTGATAGGCGGGAACTTCACGCCCCTCTTCACAGAGCATGCTGATTTCAATATCCAGCATATCGATCTGCATCTGGAAGTCATCAACGGATTGTTGATGGCAGCACATCATGATGTGTGCATCTTCCAAGTCAGTCGGCGGAGTCAGGTTCCGGTAGAAGCTCTCCGAAATATTCGGGTGCTTGTGCTTCCATCCACTTGGTAGAGAAGAGGCGATTTTTTCGGATTGCATATTGTTGCTCGACTTTGACTCCAGTCGGTAGGTGTTCACCGTTTTGGTAAGCGTTGCGGATTGCATCAAGGTTTGGGAGGGTTTCTGTTTTTGTTTTGGGTTCTGTTCTATCGGATAGAACTTCTCCTGACATTGAACGTACCACGATTCTTTTGGTTGTGGTGACTTCCTGCTGGATGCAGTACTTTTTTCTTTCGTCAGTGTGCCAAAACTCCGGATCCGATGTGATCTCGACCGTGAGGTCCTTCTTCTTGGAAAGGACAAACTCATAGTTCCTGCCTTGAATTCTGTTGCAGTCCAGCGGCAATGCACGCCGTAGCCAACCTAGCAAGTTCTTGAGTTGATTTAGTTGCGACTCATGGTGACGCTTGGCCTGGGCGATCAGATCTCCTTCTTTCTTAATTCGCTCCAGAGCATCTTCATGGGCAGCCATCGCGTAATGGACACGATCAATCTTTTCAGACCGTAGGTTGGCGCAACATTCCAGCTCGGCCTTTGCCAGTTCCTGGGACTCAGGAGTAAGGAGAGGAAGAGAGCGTTCCAGGGCACCATAGTGCTCGTATAGCTTGATGATATTTAGATCTTCAAGTTTAGTCTGAGTGATGTGAGCCATGATCAAATGGTGTTGAATTGAGTTTGGATTTTGTTGAGCAAGTAGGTAAGGGCCATGCCTGCGGCGGCCCAAAGAAGATCTTTAACAACTGGAAGTACAGCAGCAAACAAGGATTCAAACATGAGTTGAGATGAAGTGGAGTGGTCAGTTTACCGTCATGACCAGGACGCCCACACCCCCGTGGGATATTAGTCTACCAGGCCAGTCAAGCGTCTTTATCCATGGCTTCAGCTAGTCGATCGAGACCATCGGTTGTGGTCTCGACTAGCCGTGCGATGTAGTCGACCAGCGCTTCAACCTTGACGTTGACAGCCTGGATCTCTTCCATCAGCTCTTCCCTGGATGGGGTCAGGCCAAACAAATCGTTGTCCTTGACGGCTTCAGGGTTGTTGACCTTCTGGTACTTGCGACAGTCATCATTGGTTCCATAGATAGCTTCTTGATACAGATCAAGAGTCGTCTTGAAATCAATGGCACCAGCACCGTTATCCCTAAGGATCTGACAGGCCTTGACGTAGAGCTTTGCAGAAAATTGTAGGTTGTCTTCAAAGAACTCTTCGTATTGCTCGGACGGGAGTCCGTAGGTGTCAATCGACATAGCACTCAAGGGCAGCATAGAGTGCATCAATTATAAAGGTTTCTTGACCTTCTGGACCCAAGTCGGTCCACCATTGAAGATCAGGATCTGTGTCATCCCATTCAATATGAATGGTACCGGTACCATCCTCTTCATCAATGTATTCAATCTGCAGCTTTTCGATCGAGTTCAGATTCAACATGTCCTCCAAGTAGGTTTTCTGCATAGGTTTCACAATCGGTTCTAATCTCGGCACCAAGTTTAACAAGACCCCAGTAGGTGTCTTCATCAACCTCAAGGTGCAAAGAGTATTTGCCGTTAGATAACATCATTTTTCTTGTTTAGTTTTGTCTGAATCCATAGCTGCCATGCGGTCATAACACAAGACAGCGTAATCAATCAATACTTTTTCTGCATAATCTTCTTGATGTTGTTTGGATCCTGCCCCCAATGCCACCAAAATCCAGTGGATATCATCAGGGATTTCAAGGTGATAGGTGTGAAATTCAGTGGTTGCTTTAGCTTCAACTGGTTTATCAAGCAACTCAAGTGCTTTGTCAACCAGTTCTTTTGTGTCAGGTGTCATTGTTTTTTGATAGCAGCTTTGAGTTGTGGCAGTGATGTACCAGGGAATGGTGTGTAACCCGCCTCCATCATATTGAAAAATAAATCCCAAGCATCATGCTGTGTGAACACTTCTTTGGGTTTGTAAGTACGCCAGTGCGTCAGTGGAGCCTGTGCCCCTGACTTAGTATGCAATAAAACAAAGCGTCCGTCACTGACGTGATCAGCGGTCGGTGCATACCACCAGGCCACACACTTATCTGGGGTACCACTAGGACTGGCATTCCGGACATCCGTGCGCTTACACAATAGTTCCCTGTACTTGTTGAACCAAGTCAGATGGATGCACCAGGGTTTAAATCCCTCGATCTCTTCTTGGAAAGCAGATAGGTTGTTGAGCTGACGTTGAAACGACCCACACGAGCAGCTAGGTTTGCCAAACAACGGCTGTTGTTCTTGGCTGTCGTCCAGCTCAGTGTCCATATCAAGCGGCCGATTCGGAAGCCGAAGTCCGTCTGGCGCCACCAGATGGCCCAGGTCCGTTTGGTCAGACTGAAGGAGCGCTGTGATTTTAGCGGGGTCTGATACGTGTATAAATTTGTCTGCCCAGTGAGCTTGTAGTTTTGCATTGGAGGTCAGATGTCCGAGTGCGTGCGTGTAGTGCCAGCCCTTAAAAAGAATGTAAGCATTGTTATGCCATACACTAGGGCCACGGTAATTGGGACCAAGGTAAGAAAAGAAATCTTTGAGACGATTGGTGTAAGTCTGGAACCGAGCTTTGATTAGTGTCCGGTCGTAGCTTTGCTCGCTACCATCATGACGCACCACAATGCAATTGTCGCCTCGCAAATAAATCCCAGCAATTGCGGTGTCATCAAATTCCGGATACGCCCTCCGGATGTTGGAGCGAGAATAAATAAGAGCTTGCGCCGAATGGAGTTCGGTCTGCGCCTGGATCGACATGAGTTTGAGTTGGGTTGAGTGGAACGGAAATCAGACGTGCCAAAACGACGTGTCTTCTTCCTGATTCGGTTTGATCTTAGCATTGGCTTTGGCGTGTTTGTACGCAGCCTTGCCCATGCGGTAGGTGCCGTAGAGAACAGCGGCCCAGCACACGGGGTTTCCAATGATAGAAGCAACTACTGCACTAGCTGCAAATGTTGCACCAGCTGTTTTAATCGCTGACGTTTCTTCAGGTTTCATGTTAGGAATCCTTAACACAAATGGAAAGTTTGCGTGGTAGTTGATTAGGTAAGTAGAATTGTTGCAACAAATTAATACAAAATGGACGAAATTAAATACGTACCTTTAACCAAATTTCAAATCGAACCAACGCTTGATGACAAGTTCTGGGAAGAAAAAGTCAAACGATCAATTCAAGATTGTGATTCGGTTAATACGTTAAAGGAAATAGCGACCCTTTTAGCAAGGATCGCTACGCAACGTCAAGGTGTAATTCGTGGGTTAGTCCAAGACATGTTCATTTTCAACAATGTTTCAGTTGAACCTGACGGATTGGCTAACCCAGATGTCAACTCAAAGTGAGCTGTCTTCTCCAGTCATTGGATCACGAGAGGGCAGAGCCTTCACATCAACTGTATCCGTGGTACGGGACACAGGCAGAATCTCGACACCTTGCTTGATGCCATAGGCACCACCCAACTTCTCTGCATCTTGACGTGCATGTTGATTGATGTAATCACCAAACATCTCCTGGAACTTCCAGGTTGATTCACGATCTTCATCAGGAATTGACATGCGGCTCAGCGATTCGACGGCGGCGTCTTGATCGCTGTAATCAGGGATGTCAAAAGATTCAATTGCGCAGATCTCAACGTTGTTGGCTCCACGCATCTCATTGGCAAGTACCGGAGCAAATACGGTAGTGGCGTAGAACTTTTCATTAAAGGCAAGGGGCACTTCAGAATCCAGCGCCTTGCTCAGGCACTTGGACATTTCTTTCTCGTACAGCTTGACCTTATCGGATACATCGGTACCGTTTAGACCCTTGAGGGTAAGGACCATTGGGATCTTATGGGCACGCTTGTTGTCCTCAGTCACAATGTAGATGAGGTATTTGGTGCGTACGCTGTACTTACGCTTGTACATCTCGCCCTTGCTGTTGGCAAGGTCGGCTGCAATCTTGTCGGCATCAAACAATTCCTTAACCTCTGGGTGCTCAAAGGTACCAATCGTTTGACGCATTCCTGTGGTTTCTTCAACCATCAGAGGAGAACGCAACAGGATTTGAATGCGTGGCTCAGTAAAGTTCAAGCCCTCTTCAACGGAGGTGTTGGGTGCCATGCCAAACGTTTGCTTGTAATCCCAGATGACTGAGCCTTTAGCAAACTGATCTTCAGTTGCAAGCCAACCGCAGGTATCAAGATCGGATTTACGGATGAACCATCCGCGTACTTTTGATTTGTTGAGAGGTTGAATTGTGACGAGGTTCTGGTAGCCAGATACAAATTCTTTGGACTGAAACATCCGGAAGGAGTCGAGTCCACGTGTTGCAAGCGCAGCAGTTTTCTTGGTGGTCATGGAGGTAGTCATGGTTTGTTCGTAGTCAGGAGTGGATGAGTTTAACGTCATCCCAGGACGGAGGCTCAGTCTAGATCCTCATTGTCCTTAGCAATTGGAAGGACAGGATTCTCTTTACACTCAAAGTAGTCTGCAGCTAACTGAGCCATGGCACCAAAAACATTGTCGTCATGATGCCCACAGCCCCGTACAAAGTCTGCAAATTCCCGGACGACTTCTTCAGTGAAGACCGCCTGGAATTCGCACAAAACTTTTTTGCCTTCGTCTTCGTAAAGAAAAGTGAATTGATCGTGAGTTGGTGTTGACATCAGAAAGGAACCTCTTCAAGGTCAGGTGCATTGCCGTATTGCCCAGGCAGATCTGGCAGTCCACCACCCGATGCTGCGTTCCAGGGATCTGTTGGTTCTTCAGCGGTGCGTCCACCCCAGAGTGGAGTGACGTTATCTGCATTAGCGACCACAGTCTGTGCCTTGATCGGCTGAGCTGCTGTATCACCCGATGCTTTTGGTGCCAAGGTCATGGAAACCAGTTGAATCTTGGTGATGCTGCGGCGCTGATTGGTTTCCTTATCTTGCCAGGCATCAGTAACCAGACGACCATTGATCGTCAGGCCTGTGCCCTTGCGAGTGAAGTCTACCAAAAGCTGAGCATTATTCAGCTTGTCTTGATGGGAGTTGATTGCGTAAAAGTTAAAGAGATCTGCTTGGTTACGCCCTGTATTAACAGAGAGCGTCTGATTGCAAATCATCAGGCCTTCTGCTGTTGTCTTAAAGGCACGCGTATCATCCTGTTGAATGTCTTTAACACAACGACCACTGAGGATGATTGTGTTCAAAATCGGAAAGGATTCTGTGACCGTGGTAATCACACCACCATGAAGTGAATGGGTGCGTGACTCCAAGTCATAACGCAACTTGGCGCCATGGATATAGATCAATGAGTTCTTTGCAGTGCGTGCAAATCGCTCAGAGTTCTTGCCGTAGACGTTGAGTTCAATTGGAGTAGGTGCCTTATTACCAACAGGTGGTAGAAGGATGTTGCAACGCAGGGCGTACGAGGTTGCAGAGATAGAAACCTCACGGGGTTCTTCTGTGGTTTGAGCACAGACAAAAGCTTGGTTCATGTGATGCCAGAAGGTTGTGTGAGAGGCAGTTTAACGTCTTACCTCAAGGACGAGAGATCAACTGGTTTATGTTTAACTTCAATCATCTCACCTTTTCTATTCCAACATTGACCACAATCAGGACACTGATAATGATTAATACGGTCAGTGCCCAGATACTCCACACCAATAACACGGCTAAAGAATTTTGACTCTGGTGAATAATAACCTTTGTCAATAGATTCTTGAGGAATATAGGAATGAATCCAGCTGACTTCGCAGACTGGGCACTGCTCTATTTTGGTGATGTCAAGGTAATCCATTTATTTCTCAGGAAGTTCTTCAGCGCTAGCAATACGTTCAACGCTATAGTTCATTCCGTATCTTGAATAATTTGTCTTAGTAATTCGATACACATCATCCTCATAAACAATTAATTCAGTACCTGACGCAACCTGATTACCAAGGGCATCTAAGTTCCATTTAAGTTTTGTAAGCTCACTTTTCTTTTTTTCATAGCAAATCCATTCTTTAAATAGTTGTTTAAGAGTTGGCTTACGTTTGGATACCATGATTAATGGGTCTGCGACCAGTCAGATCCTACCCTGGAATCACCTTCAATACTGCAGCGGAAACCAAAGAATTCCTGTGCCTGCGGGAAGGCAAGCATGGCCTGCTCCCTGATGGCTTCTGTGTGTTGAGGCTTGCATGCTAGTTGGACTTCATCATGCACCATCAACAGTTGCTGCCAGTCGTGATCGTATTCCAGGCCAAGGTTTGTTTTGATATTGTTCTGGATGTTGATAACAACTTGCTTCATTAAGATTGCACCAGCTGATTGCAACAATACATTTAATCCTTTGAATGCAGAACGGCAATACAACTGACGACGATCCAGACCAATCAAGTAACCACGCAGGCCAATGGTCTTATCGATCTCTAACTTAAGAGCTTTCAATGCTGGGACACCACGCATAAAACCATCGATGGCATTACGACCAAGCATACGTAGTTCATCTTCATCCTTAAGGTTTGGATCAATGATCGAACCAGCTTTTACAGATCCACACCCGTATAACATTCCGTATAGCAGACGCTTAGAAATGTCCCTGGTCTCTACCCCAAATTGTTTTTGGTTGTAGGTATGGATGTCAACGGATTCATCCGTTACCAGCTTTGCGTATTCACCACCATCCCAGACGGCAAGGTATCCAGCAAGGCAACGTAACTCAAGTGCTTTAGCGTCAATACCAATGAGATCCCAGCCGTCAGGAGGAATGAACAGACTTCGACATTCCTTTCCATAAGGGGAGTAACCCGCTGGCACTTGACCCATATTTGGATTGCGGTGTGCACAGCGCCCAGTAATGCAACCGTTAGTAATAAGGTCGCCGTGGATACGACCAGTGTCATTGTTGAAGAGCTTGATCCAAGCATTGTTACCATCAGCAATTTGACCAAGGCGTTTCTTGACCAACATATATTCTGCTAATGCTTTGGCTTCTGGATACGGAAGCTTCTCTAATACTTCGTCATCAAGAACTGGATTTCCTTTCTCAGTTGTTTTCTCTGAAATCCATCCGTATTTTTTGCGGAGTCGATCAGCAATCTGCTGACGAGATCCAGGATTGAACTCTTCGTAGCTGACCTTAGTGAAAGGTTGTCCTTTGACATAACCACGGTTCTTGTTATTTACCTTAGGAACAAATGTTGATTCATGTTTGATAGGTGGAAAGATTTGTTTTAGATGTGATTCAAGTTGTGTTTCCTTTGCTCGGAGGCTATCCACCAGATCAAGAGCAGCATCCAAATCGAAAGGAACACCTGATCGAATTTGTTTGTTAATCGCCAAAGCAAAGTTGTGCTCCAGCAGAAGGGAGGACTCTGCATAGTTTTGCGCAACAATAAGTTGCCAGAGATTGAAGGTAACCACCACGTCTTGGATGCAGTAGTCAAGCATCTCTTGCGAGTATTCCGTGAAGTCCTTGAAGTCAAGCTTGTGGCTGGCCAAGCGCCATCCCCAGGCCTTAAGCGATGGGGATCCACGGTTTGCCTTTGGAACCTGCGGATATTGTTCAATGTCAAGCTCATAGAGAACCTCCTTGGGCCAGATCAAACGTGAACAGATGAGCGTGTCAACGATGCGAGCTTTTGTTTCAAATGTTGGATACAGTTTCTTTAGGACGGGTACATCGTAAAAGCAGATGTTGTGGCCAATAAGAACATCAGCGTTACGCAAATGCTCAAGAGCAGAGTCAATGTCGTCAGGACCAAAAGACAAAATGCTGTTGCTGTTGATGTCATAGAGGACAGCACAGTGAACCACGGTGGCTTGGTCATACAACCCATTCGTTTCCAAATCGAAAACGTACCACCTTTCATTTTCTGAACTGGGCTTCATCTCGAACCTGGAGGTTTTCACTGGCAAGGCTGCTGTCATTTTTGTTAATCCACGTCAAGATCTGCTGAGCACCAGCCCGGTATGGGTGGGAGAAGATCTTGTTCAGAGCTACTTCTGAATCTAACGGAATTAAATGGAATTGATTAGAAGTTTGACAGGCAGTGATGGCGAATGGACGACCATCCTTCCAGGCAGCAATGACGTAAGACATAAAGGAATGAAAGACGGACAGATACTATCCGATCTTTCATTCCCGTCAAGGTCCTTCAAGTTGTCTTTTGTTTTGATGTGCTGTATCCCACAAAGCCACCTTCCTTCTTGCGTTGAGAGATGGCTTTGCTTGCGTCGGACCCAGCCCTCTGGGACCCATGGACCAGGAGTGCAAACGGTTTGTCACCTAAGCAATGGCTGTCGTCATGGTCGATCTCCAGCCCACGCTCTGCTGCCTCAGCTTCTGTGTAAACCACATAAGCAACTCGTTGAAAAACGTGTGGATACTTTGGAATGAGGTAATCAAGTGTCCCACCGAAGGATGCGGTGAGATAGAAGTTGGATGGGATCTGCTCACGCAGATTAATCCACATGCCTAATGATTTTGTAAATGCGTAGAACTTTTGGTTGGGCCGTTCCCTGGCAACCATCATCCAAGCCCTCATGTAGTTCTCAGTCCAAAAGTCACCTGACTCATGGATGCGTACCAAAGGTTTTGGTGCGTGCATCAAGAGGGACATATCGATCAGGTCACGGAGAAGTGTGACTTGATTGCCGTTCATGTGGATAGTTTCACGCAGCAGATCCCAGTTGTGCCAACGAGCATCACGTACGTTGGGCCTGGTCTCTGCCATAGCAGCAAAGCAGCGGTAGTCATCTGCTTGTGTGCCTGTAAGCTGAGGCAGGTCACGGATCTCACCAGTGACCCGATCAGCCATGGTCTTGCAGACACCAGCATGTGGACACGAATAACCAGCTGGCAGGCTGAAGATCAAACGATTACGCAGCTTGGCATTACCACTGGAGAACTTGAGGAGTTTCATGATTGTGATGAATTGAATGATAAATAAAACTAATGAGTAGTTTAAGGACGTGCTCAGGTCCATCTTCCCGTTCGGGACTATTACTTCAGGATGTGAGAGCCCTTGAATGGTTCACGGGATAAACGAATCACAATCTGATCACCCGAGTCTGGGATCTCAGATGGTCCCTGGTGCACCAGGATCTCCCATATGTTTCTGTTGATCTTCATGATGGAGTTACAATAGTTTGTCATCAATGCTTCTTTGTCTTGACCTTGTTTATAGATCAAGATCTTTTTGTGAATGTTGATTGGTTCATCGTCATTATCTTTAACATACGCTGCCACCCAATAACTAGATGAACGTGTGTGTTTTTGTGTTGAACTAAATCCTTTCATAAGTAGTGGGTCTGACTACTGGGGAGCAGCGTTGTCGCTGAAGTCAAGGTCGTAGTCGCTGCTCAGCTTCTTCATCTCCTCAAAGTCGCGGCACTCGTTAAAGGCGAGCTGGCAAGCGCCGCGCATGATCAGCTTTTCGGTCATGCCAGCAGCACCGAGCACGCTCTCAAACACTTTGAACCAAGCGTGAACTGAGCAGTCATCCATCTCGGCTTCCCAAGTGGTGGTCATTTCAGCGGGCTCATCAATGCTTGTATGCTTGTAGCGCTCATCGGTGAGCTTGATTTCAAGTTTCATTAGTTGATCGGACTAAGAGGGCTGGGGCAAAGCGTTGGCGGGGAGCCAGTGGGAAAAGCCCAGCCATTGGACAGAAGGCAACAGGTGTTGAGTTGGTACTAAATACCAAGATTCCCAAATGTCGTCGTCTTCCGGGTTGTACTGGTGAAAACCCCAACACCTCCCTTCTTCATCCCAATCCTCCGGTCTTGGCAGGCGCTCACTCACTGGGATGGGCTGCGGCGTTGAACTACCTGGAGATTCCGGATGGTTGCCCCAGCGGGCGAGAACAGCACGTAGCGCAAATACTTGCGCCGCATCACCTTGTCTGTCTTCGCATTCGTAATAGGATTTGCGGTACAGCTCTGCCAGCTCTTTGTCTGTTGGCTCTGCCTGTGTAGGTGATTGTTTTTGAGTCATTGTTGAACCTTGTAGTGATGTTGACTAATCGGGCAGGGATTCAAGAGCTTGCTTAATGGTTTCAAGGTCTTGGTGAAACTCTCTAGTGTCATCAGCGCCTGTGGCTATGGCATAGAGGGCACCTAGCGCCTGCTCCTTCAAGCTCGGCGGCTTGGGGCGGCGGGCGGCGCGGAGTTTGGTTCCATGCCCCCAGCCAGTGCCAAGTTCACAGTTCAGCAACTCACAGCACGCCTCCAGCTCCTGATCAGCGCCCCAGCGGGCGGATTGGGTGGCAAGAGCAAGCTCAACATCGCTTACTTCACCAGTAACGGTGGCACCGAAGTAGGTGCCAAGCCACTGCTGTACAAGCTCAGGCGGCGGAGTGATTGGGTGTCGTTGAGTCATTGGTGAACCTCGTAGTGTGTAGAACTTAGGTGGATTTAAAACTATCTTTCAAGTCTTGCCATCCTTCATCTAGTTGTTTTTCTGCCCAGCCCCAGACACCATGTTCCATGCCATCAATTTGGGCACAGTTAATCTCTTGTTGGATTAGATGACGTAAAGCATCAAGCTGTTCTTCAGTCATGGTTCAATCAGCAAATTGTACTAAGAACTTAAACATGTCTTGATCCTTGGTGCACTTGGCTAGACCAGCGATGACAACATAGGCTACCCAACCAGGGAAGAGAAGACCTACAAAACCAAGGACAAATAACATGAGTCTTCCCTTAAAGCCCAAGGCTTTACGGAATTCTGTGCAAGTTTTAGAAATTGAAATCATGGTTGTGTTACGTGGTGAACGACATCATATACAGCAACGGTCATATACTTTCCGTATAAACCGCTACAGAATAATGACGCTTACATACCGTGGTGTCAAGTACGAACAGGAGGATCAGGCCAAGGCAGACAGGGCCTGGTGGAACTTAGCCCACCGCCCCTGGCTCTGCCTGACGTACCGTAACATCTGCTACTTTCCATATGTCACCGGAGGTCAAATCAAATGAACAAAGCATTAATCATTTACCTGGTAGATAAAAAAAAGAAAGCGGCACGCAAGGATGTGGAATCCAAGCATGCCGTCAAACAATTAGAAAAACAAACAACCGCGACCTTCTGATCGCCAGTTGTCTACGTCATCCTCTGGTTCTTTAACTGAATCAGAGGGTTCACTGTATTTAAACCCATCCATACAATCAAGCCATGGTGTGTCATTCTTCGGAGAAGGCTGCTTCTCCGATGATGGGGAATTGTTTGCAGAAGATTCGTTTGATTTCTCCTGCAATTTGTCTGTGTTCGAGTTGAGTTCCATTGTCAGTTCTGAGATCAAGGTAGTGGATCCATGACCTGATTGTGCCATTCATAAAAAGACGTGTCTGTGTCGAAAGTGGCAGAATGGAACGAGCACATTCCTTTGCCACGCCGTTGCTTAGCATCTCGCGATAGAGATGTTCAGCATCTTCATACAACGCACTGATGCGTCTGTAATAAGAAGCAATGTCTTCTGCTGATAGGTCATCAATACTGTTCTGTCTGTTCTTGTAATCTTGCCGACGCAAATGCGGTATTACAGCAGAGCCAAGCTCAGTGGTATCTGCATAGCGCTGGCTGAATTCCTGGAACGAGAAGGAACGATGACGCAAGATTTGAGGTGAGATTGCACGTGTTGTTTCAATCTCAACGCACATGTTTGCCATCTCAAACGGTGACCAATGTTTGTTATTGATCAGATACCTAAGTAGGCGTGGTGCAGTATCCATGTTGTCTTGATTGCTGGGTGCTGAAACACGCGCCATTCTCGTAATCATTTCTTCTGCATTGGGTGTAGACCAAATGAGTTGAACGTTCATAGACCGCAGTGCAGTAGGTAGTGCCATTGATTACTGGGATCAGTGTATCTGACTACGTTGCAATTCTTGTATTTATCTACAACTTTAAACTTTTCTACAGGTTCAGAATTGCTCTCAACAATTGCATAGGTGAGAAGCAGAAATCCAAGGATTGCAATGGAAGTTACAACAGCTCGCATAATCATATCTGTGCGATGATCCATGTCATTCCCCTGGAACAATGACTTCCTTCATCAGACGCTGGAGTTCTGATGCTGGACAGATACGCATCGTAGCGTGTTCTGTTGGTGATGACAGGTGATCCCACTGGATCACTAAGAACTTTTGTTTGCGACCAAGGCTATTTGGTTTCTCAACAATGTTTAGAACGTGACCATACCTTTGTGTACGGTATTGAGCAATACGTTCTTTGACTTCATTGCGAACAGCAAAAATGCCATGAGCCTTGGGGCGTTCTGCTACGCGATCACCAACGGTGTAAGTGAATTGACGTTTAGTTGACATAGTGATTGCAGTCGAATGATTGAGCAGTGTCGTATTCAGGGAAATCAAATGCACATGCACCCCCTTGGTTGTGAGTGCAGTCATTGCATTTGATTGCCATGGTTTCTTGTGGCAAAGAACCAGTACCCAGCAGCGCATAAAGCTTAGAGACCAAGATCAAGTTCTGCTGTGCTTCGTTGTAAAAGTCAGCAGATACTTCATGCGTTGTGAGGCGGTAGTCACAGCACTCACATGCCTTGCGGCGGCGTGTACTGTGGTGTGTCTTCCTGGATTCGATGACACGTAATCCAGGTTGATTACATTGTGGACAGTCAGGAAGGATCTGTTTCTGAAACGCCATCAGATGATGTGAGGTTCAGTGAATCAAGAATGAATGCAGTTTCTTCTTTGCCAACAAGATCAAATGAATCTTGTATCAGTTTGTGACCTGGTTCATTCATATAAAACTGTTGGAGCAATTGCTCAGCAGTATCAAATGCATCAGGTCTTCCAGTCAATTGAATCATGACATCTGACGGCATGTTGTCTAGCATTTGCTGAATGATTTCATGACGTACTGCAGGCCATGCTTTGTCTGGTATGCAATCAGCAATGAGTTCGGTTACATCGTGATAGATAATTGATTTGGAGATCATGAAGAAAAGACCCCCGCTTGCGCAGGGGCCGAACATTCCGCTGTGATCTTAGGCAGGTTGGGCGTTGGTGTCTACCACCTGGTCCATCAATCCTGATTCTTTGAGGCGATCCAGCATGCCGCACATGATAGTGGCATGGGCATGGGTTTGTTCCATGAACATCTTGGCTCGCTCTGCCGACATGGTATGGACACGGCCGGAGGGTTCCACATATTTCCAGCTGCCATCAGGCTGGGGATCGCCGTTGAGGGCAAGACGCTCTGAGTTATGAACGTACCGTAGTTCGAGGTTGTAATAGTCCTTAAGGCCGTCAGCCGCTGTCCAGGTTGCTCCAAGGTTGTAACGCTGCTCTTCATCAGAGTAAGCGTGGAATTCAGGGATGAGATGCTTGAAGGCTGCAAAGAGTTGCATGATGTTGTGTTGAGTGTTGAGTGTTGAGTTGGTAGCCGACCCCGGATTCGAACCGGGACTGGAGTGATTTTAAGTCACTTGCCTGCTTCCTATTGGGCTAGTCGGCCAGCTTTACCTGCGCATGAACGTGAACAATAAGGTCCACGTTTTCCTTGCTTTCGATTGTGCCTAGTGCTATGCATTCGTTTGGTAAATGAACACAAACAAATAGGACAAGTGAAAGTCCCCAGCTCTGCAGGTGAAAGAGCTGCGTGCTTGCGTACGTTATCCGATCTGGATAGCATCTGCAAGTTATCTAAAGAATTGTTTAAAGGATCTCCATCAATGTGATCGCAGGTTTCATGAGGCAAAAGAGATCGACCAAGCTTTGTCTCAAGTAAATACTTGGGATAGCTTACTGTTTTGCGTTTGCCGTTCTCGTAAAGAATGACATGTTGTCTGCCATCTTTGCGAGTGTATGGACCATAGAGTTTCATGCTTGTCTCTGCCGTTGGACTAGTCGGCCTGACTTGGGCTTACCTCTACATCAATCGATGTGGAGTGCCAAGTGTGATCATGAGGTAACGGTTCAGTACCGTAACTCCATGTGTCGTAATCATCCTCATTACGAGGATCGTCTTCGATCAGGATGTATTGAGGTGAGTTATCTGTGATGTACTCACCAATGTTTGCCATGGCCATGGCAAGGAGTTGTTCGTCGGTGTAATCAGACATGAGTTAAAGAGGCATCCCATTTACGAGGATAGGATGCCCCTGCTGTGGCTTCAGCTCTTAGAGCTTAGCTCAGATTCACGAGATTGCAAGGCTTGCTTGAAGGCAGTGGAGTACTGCTCATGTTGGTCAACAGACAGGCGCTGGTTCGCTACGCCAGCAATCTGTACGACGTTCATGACACCCATGGATACATCCAGTTGGATGGTGAAGGTGGGCTTGCCATCAATCATGCAGAGCACAATGAAGTGCTTGCGTTTCTTGATGTCATCTGCATAGCGTCCTGCAGAACCCACACAGTTACGGACTGCTTGTCCCCACTGTGCCAGCTGGTGTGTGTCGACAGGCTGGAAGAATGTCCAGTCACTGCCGTCTACGTTGACCTTGATCGGAGTAGGGAACAAATCCTGGTGCAGTGATTCCTTGCGGTTGGTTACCTTCCATGCTTCGGCTTGCACGTAGTCATGGAAGTCAGGCATGCGCCAGCGCTTAGGTGCCTCGATTTGTTTGTCGTTCTCCAGGATGCGCATGATCATGGAGAAAGTGTCATTCATTTCAAAGAATGATTTGACGTGGTAATCATAGTCACTGTATGAACTGCGATGAGAGGTAGGTTCTGCCTCATTGAACTTACGCAGCATGTTGAAGAACGATGCAACAGACATGTTGGTGCGTAGCCATTCGACAAGACGTTCGTCATACCTCAGGTTGTTTAAGTTGATGCAACGTAGTTCATTGAAGTAAGTACGGTAGTGGTCAATAGGGCAATCAGGCCAGATACGAATAATGAATTCAATAGAATTACAGGTCTGCTCAAATTCCTTGAAGCCATACTTGATAGCCTTCCGTTGTGTATTCTCTGGGTTGCTGTACTCAGCAGTTGAACGATCAAGCATTGCTTGAAGCTGCTTCTTAATATACGGAGTAGTAATGATTGCTTCAGTCTTGGTTAAACATGTACCGTAAGAAGAATAACCATAGTCATTCTTTAGTAACTTAGATGTTGCAATCAAGTTATCAATCGTGAGTTCATACTTAGTCTTATCGGCAATAGGCTTGCTAAAGAAAGAAGGCATATCAAGTGCATCAACAATGTTGTTGCAACGCAAGCGATCAAACATAGAACGACAGTCACTCCATGTAGGAATGGTTTCCATCAATGCAGAATCAAACGAGTTGATTGCTTCATTGATATCGCATGTCTTCTGGTAGTAGCTAGCTATACCCATCGCACGCCAGTTGCGACCGTCCTTGCCGTTGATAATGTCTTGCTTAGTTACTGTTCTTGAGTAGGTAAAGACCTGTGCACCACGACCGATGGTGTGTTCAGTGCACTGTTCTTTGCTGTTCCAGATGCTGTTTGGAACTTGCTTAGCAGCAGCTGAGGTGTTCTTGAATGCGTAGGCGTAGCCATAGACATAGTCTTCGCCTTTCTGTGGAAGCCATGCTGCGTACCAGCATTGCTCGAAGTGATAAATAACAGCAATAGGTACAGTGCGTGCTTGTGAACTTGCTACGTCCACAAGCTTGGTAAACAAACGAAAGCGCCCTGGTGCTAGCTGTGAGTTGATGTAGTTGATTGCATCCTGTTGGTAGCTGGAGCGCACGATGTCTTCAGGGATGAGATGCGGGATGTTGCCAAGGGGATACTTAGCTTTCTTAGCAGGCTTCTTGTTGTCATCCTGCTTAACCAAAGCCTTGAGCTTTGGATCATAAGCCAGGAGTTCTTGTTGGAGGTTGGAGGGAAGTTGGAAATGCATTGAATTGAATGGGTAAAAGGAATGGACAGTTTAACGTCATGTCCAGGACGATGTGTTAACTAAAGCGGTGTTGTTTTAACACGTCACTTCATGAAGCCAGTGGCTAGGTAGATCCTGCCCCTGGGACCACGCAGTACAAAGTACCAGCGTTTGAATTCAATTGAGAAACCAATCATTCTTCGCTCATGTCAACGAGTTGCCATTGAGGATCGAGGTGATCAAGATACTCAGCGAACCCATCTTCATCAAGAGGGATTGGTTCCTCTGGATCCAGTTCGACAGTTGTTGTACACAATGCAGGAGCCCACTCTTCAGGGTCGAAGCGAGTCGCCCGATAGAGCAGACGCATGTCCTCCACAACTGCTGTAACTGTGACATGGGTATCAGTGAAGTGAGTGTCTTCGATGGCAAGGATTGTCATGAGTTGTCATCCACGTAGGAATAAGTTTTGGTGATGACGCACTTGTGGTTATGCCACAGACGTGCAGTCTTGTACTCATTGTGGAATCGATCAGCATCAAGTGTGTTGTCCTGTGCCCTGCGTGCAGCGCAGGCAGCAAGATTGATGCGATCAAACAACGTAAGTTCGTCGAGGAATAGTGACATGTTGAGTTGAGTAAGTGGACAGGATCTGGGACTTACACTGTCTCTTTCTGTGCTGTTTGCACAACGAGTACAGACGCCCAGATCTTTAGATTAATTTAATGTTTGGGATGCTCAAGCCTGTGCCAGGAATACTGAGTGATCCTTTGACACCATTGGGATTGGCGTTGAGTGTGAGTTGAAATGGCCCAAGCTTGATTGCTTTAGATACAGATTTGATACCGTGTTCGGTGATGTTTACACCATGGATGGTGCGATCAAAACTGATGATTGATTTCTTAGTCATTGGGAATTAACAATGTCATCAACAATGTGATTAACAATCTCTTGGTTGTCATCTTCTAAGACATTGTCTTTAAGTAATTCGTAGATTGATTCAGAATAATCACAGTTAGCAACTGTGTATTCACGTCCATCAATAGTAATGATTTCTTTGTAAATAACTTGTTTCATTTGAGACTGTCCGGCATCAATGCTTGGGTGTCTTCGTCATTCATATTTGACATGTAAAAGACTTCTCCATCGGAGGCAACAAAGCCTCCGATGAAGCCGACGCCATATTTGTCTGCAGATTCTTTCATCTTTGCAGTCAGTTGCATGAACTGAAGCTTTTGAGGATCTACAGAGTTGGGAATGGTTGGTTTGTTGGAAGACATGAGTTGAGTGTGTGGTAAGTGTGTTGAGTCTACCAGGGTTGTCAAGGAGTGGATAAGGGGGAATACATAATAGTTTCTTATAGAACTAAAGGTATCCCCCCTGGTACTTCCTCGGGGGTTGTAGGGGGCTGACTTAGATGCCAGCAAGGCTTGGATCGTATTGAGGCGTTGGATCGTAGTCGAGCTCCTCTTCAAGCATGTTGAGGATCTCTTCGATCACATCTTCGGTATGTGGCGTGAGATGTTGGTCCATCTGATGTCTCTTGCTCTCACGTGCAAGGACATTCTTCAAGATGGAACGAACTTCTTCAAGGTAGAAGTACTCGCTTTGAGACATGGTGAAGTGAGGTAAAGTTTGAGTAAATCCTGGGACTTACACACCGTACTTACGTTGGTGATGCCCAGGTGTGGATTGAAGTATTGGCATGTATTCGCTATTTGCGAATAGCAAACAATATAACGGAAGTGTTATATGACGTAGGTGATTAGTTCTTTGGTGGAAGCATGATCCAACTTGTGTAGTGATCACTGCTTCTGTCAACGCGTATCAAGCCGTATTGTTCCAGCTTGATTAATGCATTGAGATATTGTTCAACCCTTGAGTTTTGACCGGGACACCTTGGTACGTAGCACGGTGTGTGCTTGTACTTCTTCCTGTGGTTTAGAAAGTATGTGTAGAGGTTCCGTTGGTTGATGCTCAACCCTACGGGTGGTTTGATCTGAGTTAGAGTCATCAGCAGTAGTGTGGTTTGGATTCGGGGTAGACAGTAGCGTATCCATTGGCGAAGTTGACTTCGTAGTTGTGATATGTTGTTGAAAGCCCGAGGCTTGGCTGGTCCGCGACTTCGTATTCGTCGAAGTATTGGATGAAGGTTTGGACCGCTTGCTTCTTGGAGAAGATGCAGTGGGTAAGGACCGGGAGTCCTGCTTGGTACCACCATCCACCTTCCTCTGGACCGCCGTAGTTGAGCGTGGTTTCGTGGACGGTGACAGTCGTTGGGATTTCGTGTTCCCACTCTTTGTGGGTTTCGTATCGTTGGATGGCGAGACGAGCTTTGTAGGTTCTGGGGTAGAACTTTTGGAGTTCAGAGATGTAAGACATTGGATTGCGTCGATGAGTGTGGTGATCAGAATGGAGATGATGGCAATGATGACAATAACGATGTCATCTTCGTGCTTACGATTCGTCATCGTAACCCTCCCATTCTTGTGGATCTGAGTTACGCATTGATTCTTCTTGTTCAGCTGCAATGTCAGCCATTGCATCTAGAAGATCAGCATTGTAATTTTCGTCAAGTGTTTGAAGGTTAGTCATGGTTTGAATTGAGTGAAGTGTGTGGTTTTCAGAAGGTATTGGCAACTCTTGTGGCTAATGTATCAACAAGAGTTGGACCATCTTCTTTGAATGCAAGCTCATATTGTTCACGCTCGTCTTCGTCAAGCAAAGAACCAAGCGTGTGATGAGCATGATAAAAAGCTAGTGCATTGACGATGGCATACTTCTCATCAACGTTGATGATGAGGTGATACCGTTTGTTGTCTTCAGTCATGTTGAGGTGAACTGAATGAATGTCCTGGGACTTATACCACTTACTGAGAATGATTCTCAAGAGTGGAGGCCCAGATGTTTGTGTTGTTGCTGTTGATTACACGATGACTTGGCGCCAGGCCAGTCCCTTATGGATGTTGGAAATTGTATGGTGACTCACCGAATAGCCTTCGGCAATCTTTTCGTAAGCTTGCTGCCTGGAACCAAAACGACTCATCGTCTTGTTATCAGCCAGGATCAGCTTGATTTCACGAACAGCTTCGGGAGTCAACTTGCAATTACCAATGGGAGACCTGCGTTTGGTCTTGGTAACAACAGTGGTGTTCTTTGAGTCTTTCCGTGCCAGCTCTTCGAAGTAGGCAAGGCCTTCTTCCTTGGTAATCCGCCGCCCAATCTCCTCCGCTGGCGACTGCTGCAAAGGGGGACGGGGATGCGTATCAATCCAAGGTGTTTTGATCGGGAAACCAAGAGTGACAGAGGTTCCGTCCTTGAGGACAGAGATGGTCACCTTGCCGTCCCTGGTAATGACAGAGACGTGATCGGGTGCTGTGACATCAAGTTGGCTAAGGGCTTCCATGGCTTTGGGTGAGCTGTGTGCAGTGGATGCAGGTAGAGAATAGCTGGTACGTACAAAGATGCAAGCACCAGCCTTAGCGTCTTGTGTTTGCGAGACACCAGATGTAGTCAGTCGTGTGGGATGAAGTCCGAGTCGTTGAGCAGCTGATGCACTGACAGGCAGTCCTCAGCAATTTCATCTCTGGTGCAGCCGTCCCAATCATCGGATTGGTTTTCGATCACCTCGCAGCCAATGTCTTCGAGTTGATCATGAAACAGAGAAAAGGTTTGGGCTGTGCCCCAGACATGGGCATAACGACCGGAACGATCAGCGACCAGGGCGATGTGTGTTCTCATTGTTCTGTGGGTTGAGGTTAGTGATGTCGACGCCGACCATTGCACCAGCCGTCATAACCGTGATGGCAATGACGAAGAGGGTGCAAAGGATATTGAAACGGCGTGTCTCACGAGACTCACCGTAAGAATCAAGTCTGATGTAACGGTTGGGTCCGAGCCTGGTTGTGTGTTTCATGTCAGTTGATCTCCAAAAGATAACGGCAGTTAATGAAAGGACGTTCAGTTACCGCCTCTTTGTCGTTGACAAAGTACTCAGCAGATAACCATTTGCCCTTGACTTGAAAGTCAAGGCATAAATAAATATCATTCTCATTCTTCAAGTACTCTTCGATGTCATTGGGACAGGAAACCCAATGCATATAAACATGGTTGTTATCAAATTCAAGGTAGTAGTCTGTTACCTCAAGTTTGTAAAGCCCAAGTGCTTTGAGGATGTCGTGATGATCAATGGTGATTGGCATAGTGTTGTATGAGGTGGATGCAGGATGTTCAGTCCTGCAGTAAACCCACCGCCGATACGAATTCGTATCAACGGAAGGGTTAAGAGCAGGAGTGCTGTCTCAGAAGGGAATTTCTTCCAGCGTAGGTTCTGCCACTGGTGTGATTACAGCTTCAGCTTTGGGCTGAGGCTTGGAACCAAAGGCATAACTCATGCAACGGAATTGAAGTTCCGGCATCTTGAGCGGTGTCAGGACATCGTCCTTCATGTAGAAGGAACGAATGCCCTTGATGGTACCGCTGATGGTCAGCTCCTGTCCTACGACAAGAGTGCCATTGTTGAATGCCGTAAGCAGGCCGTTGCTGTTGGTAAACCGTACACGTACGTCCGTTGCTTCGGAGATGGTGTGGACCAGGGATACAGAGAGGAACTTCTGATCCTGGTAGTCGACCACCTCCATGTGAGCAATGCGTCCGTGCAGTACGGTTTGCTGGAAGTCAGGGAGCTTCTTGTAGTCAGACATTTGACTTGAGTTGAGTTGAATGAAGCAGGAGTTAATTCCTGCAGTAAAGGGCCGTAGCCCCTTAGAGCAGGAATCATTCACATCATTTGGTAAATACGTTCTTGTTCAAGGATGATACCTTCGTGATAGTAGTTCTCCATCTCGAGAAGCATCTCCTTGATCCCTGTGGGGATACCATGGCCAAGGGTACGGACATCTCTGTCGTACCACTCGCCCTGGATGTTGAGCTTCTCGAAGTGAAGTTGTGTACTCTCACCGCCATACCATGCGACACGTAAGTTATGTTCGCAGGAAGGCTGGTAGATCATGACAGGTTTCATGGTTACTTAGCTGCGATGAAGTTGGACAGTGCGTTGCGATAATCATTGACCTCATGAGTCAATGCATCACGCCGCACTTTGAGTTGAGCTTTGATGCGCTCAGGAGTTTGATCTTGAGCTACCTTGACCGCTGCTACGGCAAGAAGCTGGGACAATCGCTGACGAATCATGTTGCGTTGAGTGGATGCCACGGGATTGTGGCAATAACTGTCCAGGGGTTTGCACCCTGGAACCCGCTTTGACGGATCAGTTGATGACGACCATGGCATTGATAAGCCAATACTCGCCCTCCTCCTTGTCCTGTTTCGCTATCCATGCATTAGCAGCTTCTTTGCTGCTAAAGACATTCATCAGGTGATCAGCATACAGATCACACAATGTGACAACGTAGACCATCACGGATTTCTCCATGTGTGCGGCGCCCATCTCCGCTGGGGGCAATACTGAGTAGGGGATTCGATCCCCTGGCGTCACGCCTGGTACTCAGAACGGAATGTCGTCTTCGAAGCAGCTGAAGTGATATACCGCCGAGATGAATTCGTAATCCTCGAGGGAACGAATGTACCTTTCGGCAGCAGGCCAGTTGGAGAACAACTTCTCCTCCTCGTAATACTCTTGACCACCGAAGTCGGGGCAGCCGTAGTCGAAGTAGGTAACTGCAAACATGAGTGAAGTTGCGATGGGGTAGCGCTACGTTTAACGTCCAGCTCGACGTGAACTCAATCAACTCCCTTGATAAAACAAGAGAATGCTTGAAGTCCGTTCCGCTCACTGTCCTATTTCGAGCGCGGGAGAGCGGGGCGCTAAGTTTGCCCCAAACATGTCAGGAAACCGTGACATTCCTCGGTCGATACGAATTCGTATCAAAATTCCGGTGATATTAATGAGAATCATCCTTAGATAACTCATGCTGTTCTTTTTTTCTACACAGCATCTCCCTCGGTTGGGGGGTGGGAGAAGCGTCAGGTAATTTTGTACCCTTTTCAGAACTGTATAGGGCCGCTTTTTGTATAAATATGTACTATTTTCCCTAATTTGTACGTAAACTCCCTACTTACCCCAAAAATTCACACAAAAAAGCCGGGTGCAACCCCGGCGTTTGACTTAAAAATTACACTGTTGTTTTAGACGGCGCCTTTTTGTACGTGCTGTGCGGCCAAGTTGAGTGCTTGTTGGTATTTTGCAGTATCTGGCACGGCCATGGCCAGTTCCTGGTTCGCGGCTGACCGTAGATTCTGGACTTCGAACGGGTGCATGCCCCCTTCACGCAGTTCATTGGCGCGTTGGTCAATTGTTTGACGTACGTTTTCGCGCCTTTCCCTAAGTGCTTCGTCCATTTTTGCGTTCTTTACCGCCGTTAACGGTTTATATTCCTTAGTTTACAGGATAATTACGTTTTTTAATTATCCAAAGTTAGAATGTAACCATCAAAAGAACATAAATACATCTGTAAAGGTTATGGCGATCTCCCCTGCTGACTTTTACGCCTACAGTCGTGCCACTGGAGCGCCAATTCCAGAAGATGAGCAGGAAAGGGCGCAGATGGCCCCAGAAGTTCTTGAATTCCGCCGTAATCAACTCAAAGCACCACAACAAGAGTTCAACCCACTTGCCGCGTTGGGTACTGCAGCTCTCGGCTTGGGTGCATTGGCTGGTGTGGGGTTTGGTGCCAGGGCTTTGATGGGCCGCAGGCAACAGCTTCCCAAGGGTCCAGCCAAATCTGCAACCGCTGGTGTACGCCAAGTTAATCTTGCGGACATGGAGCAGGCTGTTCGTCGTGTTGCTGCAGAGCCTGCACCTGCAACCCCTGTGCCAGCACCATCAAAGATTGCAAGCCGTAGCGTCATGCCTACGGAGGAAGAGGCCTTTACGCAATACAGGCGTCAACTGGAATCTGAACTGCCAGAACCTACGGCAGAAGAATTAAATTTCCCTGCTCCAACCTCTCGTTTCTATGGTGTTGGTTATCGGGAGCGCCAAGCGGAACCTGGTTACCGCTCGGCTGCACTTGCCGCTTTTGAAAAGAAATATCCCCCGTCTCCCGAACTGCAAGCTGCCCGCCGTGCCACGGCACAACAAGATCTATTGAATGCAGCTGCTCGGCTTGAAACAAATACTGCAACCCTAACCGACCTACAAAAGATTCAAGCTCCTGTCACAGCGGATCAATTCATTAACGCTGTTGAATCCGGAGAAGATCAACTAACCGGCCGCATTGTTAAACAAGTCAATATTGCTGATCCCTGGGGCGAGGCAACCATTCCTCCCGACGCTGTTAACCAACAGCAAACCATTCCTCTCCTTCCTGCTGCTGCCGCCAGTCCTCGTGAGCAAGCACAATCTTTCCTTCAATCTAAGTTTGAAGAATTAGGTGCCACTATCCCAGGACGTTATCGGCGTGAACGTGTAATGGGTACCGATCCTGCAATTGCAGAAGCTATAGAGCTTTACGCCTCAACCGGTGATCCAGCCGTTCTTTCCCGTCTGTCACAAACACCGTCTTCTCCTTTGACCATTCAACCGCGTGTGCAAACGGAGTTATTAGAAGAAACCATCCCAACCGGCAAGTTTTATAAACCGACCGGCCAAGGGGAGTTTATTGATAATCTTGTTGAAAAAGATATTAACTTAACCAACCGGATTTCTGAGCTTGGCGAGCAGAAACAAGCAATTATTAATCGACTGGAAGAAATCGATCAATTAGAGCCTCAGTTCCGGTTTGCCGCAGCAGATGAACCAGGGCAGGGTGGGTATTACACCCGCCTTCTTAACAAAATGATGAATGAGAAACAGTCTCTCAATCCAGACTCTGTCAATGTCGATCTTGGTGACGCACTCGCAGAACGCGACTACGTGCGTGGGCGGATGGAATCCCTGGAATCCCTTGGCACTCAATACAAACCGCTGAAGAGAGAGGAAGGTGTGCGCCCCTTCTTTGAGGTGGACGAAGCAACTGGTGAAATTATTCCTGAAACTCTTGAGATTCGTGGCGGTCGTCCTTCAATTGAAACAAAAGCCAGAGGTGGTGGCGGCAGGAATCTTGCTGAGTTTGTTGCTGGTGGTGGTAATCCAACCGCTGAAGCTGTTCGTGAAATTCTTCAAGGCGGACAAAAAACACGTGTTCGTGACTTTGATATTGAAACGGGCGGTCTTCCCCAAATCTTTGAAGGAGATCGTTCGCAAACTGGACGTTCTATTGGGATTTATGGAATTGAACCACGTGACAAACCCATTGCCGATCCAGAGTTAAGGCCCACAGCTCTTCAACGTGAAGAGACCAAGCTGACATTGCGCCAGGGAAGTTACCCTGAATTTAAAACAACCATCACCTCGACTCCAGAACAAAAACGCAAGTCCCTGGAAGTAAGTGAAGCATTGCGTCGAGCTACAATTGAAGGACGCGATCCCCAATCAATTCTCAAACAATTTGGTATTGGTATTTGATCATGGCTGAAAAGAAAAAAGATAAAAAGTGGATCCAGGGTGCTGATATCAAGGAAGGCGCTTTTACGGCCAAGGCCAAATCCCGTGGCATCAGCGCAGCCCAGCTTCAGGAGAATGTACTGTCTAGCCCAGACAAGTATGACGAAAAAACTGTAAAGCAAGCAAACTTACGTAAAACCTTGGTAGGCTTACACAAGAAAAAGAAAGCTAAATGAAAATAGAAAGGCCGCGCACTACACCGGGTGATTACATTAAGTTTGGCGGCAATAAAGATAAAAAATTAAACTTCAAAGATCAGTACGATCTCAAGGCGGCAGTACAAGAAACGCCTTGGATCACGTCGCGTTTTGGTCCGCAAGATCTAACTAAACGTGTTGCTAACAGACGGTTAAATCTCAACGAGCTTAACTTCGTTCCAGAAGGTGAGCTTCAAGATGGTTATGAAATGTTTCCAGGGCGAGGACGTTTCAACATGGAAACGGATTACGACTTCACCATCGGTCGTCCGTCCACTCCAAATTATCCAGAGCAGCAACCTGACTTTGATCCGGAGTGGAATAATTCCTATGGACTAAGCCCGGTCATCCCCCCTGGCGAAAAGATTAAAAATCCTTTCCCACGTCAGGACAACATTGATCCAAACGGTTACCTCTCCGCCATGCTGGCAGAAGGAACCAATACTGATATTCCTAAGTTCCCGGAGCTCATTAATGAGAATCCTCAGGCTTCTCTGTCGATCTGAGCTAAGCAATTTAAAATAAAAGAATATAGGCAAACAATATGAATCCCTTTGCACGCCTGCTTGGTTACGCAGCAAAGAATAAAGATGTTGTTGGTAGTGTTGCAGCAGGCAGTGCATTATCCGCAGGCTTTGGTGCGATGGCCGGTGGTCCTGGCGTCGGACTGGCTTATGGCTTAGGGGACATGGCGGTTGCGTTACCTTTGACCCTTGGGGCACGCAAGCTTCGGCCACCTAAAGCAACTGGTCGTCGTATTGAAGTATCCCCTGGTAAGTTCGAAGCAGAAATTGCACCGTCCAGGCTGGAATCAGCAGCCAATCTTGGTGGCTCTTTGATTTCACCTTTACTGACTGAAACTGTTGCAGGCGGTATGCTTGGAGGTTCTCAGCCAACACCAACGCAGATCTCGCAAGAACAGCAGATCATGCAGCAAATGATGCAACGACAAGCTGTTAATAATCTTGAAGTACCGCAGGCTGTGGCCCCCGGTACGCAATTTCAAGCACAAGGGATTGAGCAAACCTTCCTTGATGACTATCGCGCTCAAGTTACTAAGATGCTCCCAAATCTCCCCCCTGGTTACATTGATCAATTGATCATGACAGGAGGGGCAGGCTAATGAATCCTTTTCAATTTTTAAAAGAATTTTCTGGTGAATACGTCAGTGGCGTTAAAACTGCCGACCGTGTTCAGCGGGAAATGATCAAAGCAAGAGACGAAATTCTCAGCCAGGGGAGCCTTGGTTACGGACAGAGTGTCCTGGATCCACGTTTTAAAGAAGATATTAAGAAACAAGGCGTCAGCGTCAGGCAGACTCCTGCGCAAGCTGCAGGTGCCTATACGTCTCGTGCATTGGTTGATGCAGCTAATGACGGTACACGGACCTACTGGTGGCGTTGGAACCATCCGCTAGCTATCGCGCAACGTGTCGTAGAAGCTGGTCTTGGCAAAATTGAAAGCCCAACCGCTAAGGCAGTCACTGGACTTGCTATTGCAGTGCCGGCAATTGCAGCCGCTGGTTCCTATGACATTACCAATCCAGAAGAGCAGTTCCGCCCTGAGGGCTATGCTCAAACCTATTCACCAAAGGGCGCAGAAGATCGCCGTCAAACAGGTCAACCTGTTCAAGAGTTATTTGAACGTTTCTTCTTAGGACGTACTGGTGATCCACTTAAGTATGCCACTGCCAAAGAAGAAATTCCAAGCTTAACGCCAGAGCGTTACGGCAACTATCTGAATTATCTATACCAAGATAAGGGTCTGCTTGGCCTTGGTGTCGTTAAAGGAACGATGGAGAATCTCCAAGGTTATCCAGAAGCCCGGATGCTTGGCTTCCCAATCAACCTTCCGATGGCAGGTGGTTTTGCTGTTGGTGCGGCAGGTGCAAAAATCGGTTCTTCTATTCCTGGGACATCACGTCAACGTGCCATCCGTGGAATCATTGGGGGTGCAGCGGGTTCTCTCCTTGGCATAACCAGTGGCAATATTGCCAACGAAGTCATTGCTTCTGGAAATAGACCAAAACTACCAACAGTTGCAGAATACGAAATGACTACTGATAAAATTTAAGATATAAGAAATATAAGCAAACGGCGGTCGATTCAATGTTAGTTGATCAATACGGCAGGCCCATTGTCACTCCAGTAGCAAGCGGGGCAGCTCCAGCCCAGTCTTCTGGTCGCCGTGAACAGGCACAACAGTTCTTGAACGAACAAGCTGCACGTCTTCAAGCCGGTCTTGGCGGGACCATTGAGTCTGTACAAGAAAAAGCTAAAGGCGCTGGGGAATATATTCGTAACAAACCGATGCGCGCTGGCCTGCGTGGCGGTTTAGCCGGCGGTGCTTTGATGGCTATCCCTTCCTTGATGGAAGGCCGTCCTGCTGAAGCCGCTGGTGGCCTTGTAGGTTCTGCCGCAGGTGGTGCAGCTGGAGCCGCTCTTGGTACCGCACTTCTTCCAGGTGTTGGCACTGTGATTGGCGGCCTTGCTGGCTCTGCTCTTGGTGGCATCCTGGGTGGTGGCGCAGCAGAAGCAGCAGTCTCTGCTTACACCGGTAAACCACCCACCGGCAAGACGGGGACCGAAGTTGCTCAACCACCTCGTTTCATTGATACCCCCCTGGGACGCATCAACCTTAATGATGCCGCAGCCCAAGAAGATTTCACGAACCGTAATCAAAAGCGTCAGCTTGATTATTACGGCACCATGATGGGCATGACCACCTCCAATCTGAAGGACCTGACGCAGTTCCAGAATGAGCAAGAGGTGACAATGGCAAAGTCAATGCTTCCTATCACCACGAAACTTGCAAACGATCAGTTAACCCGTGCACAAGCAATGGTTAACACTCAGAACAATGCTTATATCCAACAGATGATGGTTGGCGCACAAGCCAATCTTGCTCTTGGCGCTCAACGCGAGCGTGGTGCAACAATGCGTCAGGCTCTGGCCACGAATCCCTACGTGGTTGCACTTGGTGCTCCAAACATTTCTATTAGCTGAGGTATAGATTCATGGCAGACCCCTCTATGTTTGGAAGCTTTGTTTCTGCTTCGTCTGGCATGGGTAGTGCCATGACTCCGCAAGCAGGTGCGTACGATCCTTGGGAGCAGGATATCTTAAAGAAGATGAGTCCAGATATTGCTGGTGCTCTTCTTTTAAACCGTAAACGGGAAGATATTTACAACGATCCTTCACGTTTCGGTGAATTACTCAAGGTAATGAAGGAGTTCCGCGCAGAGGAAGCTGCTGGTGCCGCCAAGATTCAGGCTGAACGTGACAAGCGTTCATTCCAGTACAACCTGATGGCAAGCATTCCGCAAACCATTACTCAAATTGGAAGCAGCTTGGCGCAAATGCGCTACAACGCCCCACGTCTCCAGATCCTGGCAGGCATTCCAGATCAGATTCGTTCTGCCTACGGTTCGATGCCAGCCATTGATATTCCTCGTGGCCGGACCTTTAGCTAACACTGGCATATAATTAAGTCATGGCTGGATTCGGCACACCACTAAGCAGTATTCCAAATACTAGCTATTCAAATGTTTCTTCTCCAGTTTCATCAACTGGTTTTACCGGCTCAGCAGTATCGTCAGCTAAACCTACAGGTATGGATCCCGTTACAATTGGCTTAAGTGTTGCAAGTATCGGAGCAGGTATCTTTGGTGCTTCCAAACAAGAACAAGCTGCACGAGAACAAGCTCAAGCAGTAGAAGATGCTGCAAAAACAGCTGCTGCGGCTACTGAGAAAGCTGCTCAAACAGGTGCCGTTGCTTCTTTGCGGGGCAAGCAAGCAGGCTTTGGTTATGACTATCTGACTTCTCGTTATGAAGGAGGAGCAGGTGGCGCACTTGCCCGTGTAAATGCTGCACGAGATCTTGTTCAAAAAGCAAATATCGAAGCAAATAATCCGGCATTTAATACGTTGCGTTCTGTTGAGCGTTACGAAGATCGTCTTCGCAATGCAATGCCTGGATTCATGCCTCCTTCCGCTTTGTTTGCGTGATATAAAATAAATACAAGTCGATGAAGCGCTATGCCAGCCAATAACTATTTTGATTATGCTACCAAGCGCACCGGTACCGATACCACAGAGGTTTCGGATCGCCTTGGGGCAATTGAAGAAAAGTTAGGCATTGCACCTGTCACTGCGCTCGGCAGCTTCTTTGGTGGTGGCCAACCAAAACCCACTGAAAAGAAAGATCGAACAGGATATAAAGCAGCCATTAAAGACATTAAGAAAATTGGTGCTCTTCCTGTTAAAGAAATTCAAGAAACAGAAAAAGTAACCAGAGAGTCTGCTGCTGATTACGCTCAGTTTCTTGCCGGTCAAATTGGACGTGGAGAGCGTAGCGCAATTGAAGCTTCTGATTTATATGCAGACTTTGGCCTGGCCTACAACATTCCCGATGCATTTAAGACTGCTGAGCAACTTGGAAGCCTAAAAGCAGGTCTTGCCCCTGAAGGTACTGTAGAAAAATATCGCCCATTCCAGGAGTTTGCAGCCCGTTCTTTGGGTATTGGTTTATCAGAAGAAGACATCAAGTCTACGGAAGCAGCAGCGCGTGCTCTGGGTAAGACATCGCCAGAGGCCTTTTCTCAATTCCTGGGGCAGAAGATGCTGTCTTCTCCGGAATATATCCGCAAGAACCCCCTGGCATTTGCAGCTAACCTGCCTGGTGGTGGAAAGTACGGTGTAGGCTACCAAACCCCTGGAGGTACATTTACCGGTACTTACCGCTTTAAACCTGGCTCAACCGTAAATTACAGTTGATTGTATCTTTTATACTATAGATAACGGATAGATATTAAATGGCAGACGCTCTTGAGTCTTTAATTGAACAGGCTCGTCGCAAAGGTGTACAGTTAAGTGGTGCGCCAAGGAAAGAACTAACAAAGGCAATTCAACAATCCGGCAAAAAAGGCAAAGGGAAGACTATTACCGCTGCCGAAGTGCGCGGTGGTCAAAAAGTTTATGAAAAATCAGGTGGCACTGATTATCTTTCTACCGTTGGCCGTACTTATGCTGCCAATCAATTAGCAAAAGATCTCCGCAAGAAGTTTGAAAAACAAGGGTATACCCAGCAGGATGGGTATTACACTAAAGCGGGGAATATTACGCAAGATGTTTTAAGTAAAGCGACGGGTGCAGGTTTTGGCGAGAAAGATATTCGTTCATATCTTGCCGGCAAATTTGCTCAAGGTGAACTAGACGAACAAGTATCTAAGTTTATGGGCCAAGGCAATTATCAGCTTGACCCAACAACCGGCCGCTGGTCTGCAAAGCCAGAAATCACAGTGACAGGTACTGACACTTCTTCCGCGATCACTACGGTCCCCCCTGGAACTGTTAGCGGTATTTATGCGGGCATCAACCCAGATGACGCGCCAGGCTCAACCATTGCAGAAATGGAGTATATGGCTCAAATTGATCCTTATAAAATTCAAGCTAAATCGGCAGAGCGCCGTGCACGCATGGAGCAAGCAACCGACTTGACCAAATCACGCATGCAACAAGCTAATTATCTGTACAACTTGATTCCTTCTGCTTTCTAAAGCTGCTGATATAATTAATTTTAGTTAATACGATGGACTTTAATTCTTCTGCTACTCAGGAATCTTCTCAAGATTCTCCTTTTGATGTGCAAGGTTTCAAGAACTTGCTTGACACCTTAAAAAGATCAAAAGAGCAGCAAGAAACTAAAGCAAAACCTGTATACAACCCAGAGGAATAAATATGGCAAAAGGTGGCGGCGGCAACAAAGGTGGCGGCGGTGGCGGTGCTCCTTCCGGAGGAGGGGGTGGAGGTGGTGGTGGCGGAGCACGGTCTGCCCCTGCACCAGCGCCCGCACCTGCTCCCGCTCCAAGGCCTGCACCTCCCCCGGCACCAACTCCCCGCGCTGTAGAGCCATCTCCTGCCCAGAAAAAAGACACTGGGGGTGGAGGCAAAAAAGATGACAAGAAAGATGATAAACCTAAGGGACAAAAAGCTGTCGAGGTCGCAAAGACGTATCAGGCGGCTATGCCAACGCCTACGCCCGTAGCACAACAAAAAACAGGTACGCCAGCAAAGCAAACTGATAAGAAACAAGATCGTGTTCAGACCTTGACTGAAAAAGCCAAGGGTATGATCGCGGGCGCGACTAGTGAAGGCATTGCAGATCCAGGTAAATTTAAAGACATTCTTGGCAAGTTAAAAGATCTTGGCAAAGGTGGACGTGTTGAAAGTCTTCAAGAGCAAAAGAAAACTGCAGTAACAGCAGCACGTGATGCAGCAGCTCAACAACCTCCTCCAGGAGGCAATCCTCCACCAGGAGAAAACCCTCCTCCAGGAGGCAATCCTCCTGGTGGCTACACCCAAGAAGAACTAGATAAACTCCTGGAAGAGCTAAAATCCAGTTATGGAGAAGAAATTGGTGGCCTTAAAACACAACTTGGTGATTTGACTACACAATTAAGTCAACGTCAAGAACCTGAAGCGGTTACCACTCCAACACAAGAGCCTGTGGCTGCCGGTCCAAGTGAATTTGATAATTGGCTTCAATCTTTCTCTGAAGTAAAAGACACCGGGGCATTTGACCCTGATCTCTTTAGAAACCTCTTGGGCGAGTTAGAATCTTCCAAGTACCGCCAAAAGCAGTGGAATGAGCGTACAGCAAAAGCGGCATACACCTACTAAAAAAACTGACGGCGTTAACTCGCTTGATACGAACGCTTTTGAAGAGTGGTTTCTTGAGCAGTCTTCTGCTGTTCAAGAATCTTTTCATGCCTTCTCCTGTGAGAACTATTCATTCATTGAATGTTTTCTCTATGCTCGTTTCCTTGGCTATGTAGGCAATATTATTTCGTGCGAAGCATGGATTAAGAATCAGTATCCAAAGCCTGATCATAGGAAAATGCTTCTTATGGAAATTGAAGAAATGCGGGAGGATATCCGCAAGCTTCGAGATGATATTGAAAACTGTGTTGTTAAACGCGATGCAGGTGTTGCCCGTATTGCCGCAATGGAAAAAGAATTGCGCGGCACAATCAATCAAGTTGAACAGTACACTTCAGTCAAAGATCGCAAAGGCTTGTTGATGGCTGGAGCTGATCGCGCCATTCGCGAGTTAATGTTTATCTTTAAAGATGACCCTGTGGAATCTCCTTTGCATGAAGCAAGCATGAGCGTTTGGGCTCGCATGCAACTAGAAGAATAAACGGACATTAAAATAAAGAAAAACATTTGTTATGGCCAAAGGAAAAATGCCGCCTCAACTTCTTGAACACTTCAAGAAAAAAGAAGCAAAAAATGAGGACGGCACAGAGATGAACGACAAAGAAAAACGTCGCGCTGCTCTTGATAAAGCACGTAAGTATCAAAACAAGAAACGTAAAGAACAAGAAGATTGAGTTAGTATTCAGTAACTGATTGAATATTATCCGTGCCTTCTTATCTTCATCTGGCTTATCGAAGGAACGCACGTGCTGCTTCCAAAAACTACGCGATCAAGCCACATAAAGATATTGATTCCCTTAAAAAGGCACGGGAAGATTTTGGTTTCTTTTGTGAGTACGTAGCTGATAAGCCTCCTGCTCAACACCATAAAGACTGGCATCGTCACTTTGTAACAGAAGAGGACAGTAGCTGCCTGCTTCGGATTGCTGGACCCAACGTTGATCTACTTGCCCCACGGGGTTCAGCCAAAAGTACAGTCCTTGGCTTGTTGACAGCTTGGGCTATTGGAATCCACACGCAAGCCAAGCGTCCGCTTCAAATCCTGTATTTGTCCTATACGGTTGATATTGCTCGCTCTAAGTCGGCAACCATTAAAAGAATCATTGAAAGCAAACGATATCAAGAAGTATTCCCTGAGGTACGTCTGCTCAAGAATGTCACCAGTAATGAGTACTGGTCCATTGATCACAAGTTTGCTGGTATTGACGTAACAGGTGACGAACAATTTACGCTTTGCGCCGCAGGTCTTAAGGGTTCGGTGACCTCCAAGCGTTCTCACCTCGTCATGATTGATGACGCTATTAAATCAGCTGCGGATATTTCTAACCCTGACATCCGAAAGATGATGCAGGACAACTGGAATGCTGTGATTGCACCAACCATGTTTGAGGGTGCAAGGGCGATCTGCCTTGGCACTCGCTTCCGACATGACGATATTCATGCCACTACATTCAACGAACAAAACAACTGGACGCAAATTGTTCTTTCCGCCATTGGCAATGATCCCAAGACTGGGGATGAAATTTCCTATTGGCCAGAGATGTGGTCATTGGACTACCTAAAGGAAAAGAAAAGGCAAGCACCAATTGCTTTTTCATTCCAGTACATGAATCAAATCATCAGACAGAACGAGCTATCGCTTGCGCCTGAGCTGATTGTTAAAGCTGAGATCTCTACAGAGTTTGACACCTTGGGAGTTGGGGTTGATCTTTCTGCTGGTACAAAGGAAAAGAACGATTACACCGTCATGGTTCTTGGTGGTCGCATTGGAGATCGCATTCACATCATTGATTATCGGCGCCTGCGCGTCATGGGCAACCTTGAGAAACTGGACGCCCTCAAAGAACTTCTCAATGACTGGTCAATTCTTGGCAAGGATGCAAACGATAATTACTTCCCTACCTATTCAACGTGTGACATTTGGAGTGAAGCTGTCCAGTACCAGGCATCCCTGGAGGCCGACTTCAAACGTGTTTGTTTAAATCAAGAGAGCCTTTACAACTTAATCTGGCATCCAGTCAAAGGATTCCGTGCCGATAAACTTGCTCGCTTTCGTGGAATCATGGGCATGTTTGAAGACCGCAAGATTATCTTTAACCGCTACAGGAATTTCACTACTATGTTTGAAGAACTGACTAATTTTGGCGTTAGCAGTCACGATGACACGGTCGACGCACTTGTGTGGTTAGTCACTGGGTTGGCAAGGAAAGGACAGCTTCAGCTTGATTACTGAACTTAGAATTAGAAAAAATACATTTTAGGTCGTGGGTCCCGAATACATTGCTATCGGCTTGACGGCCGTTGTATCAGCTATTACTGGTGGAAGTTGGGTCGCAGGTAAAATACTTGGTAGACAGAACGACCAAATCCAGCAAGCCTTTAATTACATCGGATCTCAAAAACGAAGGATTGACATCTTGGAAGACGACTTAAAGCGTATGCCTCTAGAGTACGTCCTTAAAGTTGACTTCTTGAGGGAGATCCAGCAGATGCATGATAACTTTAATCAGATCAATGCGAAGCTTGATAAGCTAGTTGAGAAACTGCTCGAAGCAAAATGAGTTACATTCTTGAGGTCCAAGAGGACGAAAATGGAGAACTTTACATTGAGTTCCCCGAAGAAGTAATCGAAGAGTTGGGCTGGCAAGAAGGCGACATCCTTAATTGGGATGTACGCGGTGAAGGCATCGTCCTTTCAAAGGTCCACGACTCATCTGGCTATGAAGTTATAGAAGAGTAGAATATAAAAACTGAAGGATTAAAAATGTATTACAGCGGAGAGTCAAACGTACCTGGAGCACCTGGTAATCTTTTTGCCGGTGGCAATTTCTTAGGTGGTCAAGGTAGTGCCATCAATCCAGAGGCGTTTAAAAAAGACTCTCGTCAACAAAAAATTTATAACAAAGGGATGGGAACTGATAATCCTAATGAGCGGGAGATTTTCTTGAAGCGTACGGGTCCACAACTCCCCATGGCTTATGGTCTTGACTCAAGCACTTTAATCGCCCAAGCTTATCCTGGTGGGCAGGCACTTGGTAATGCTGCAGCACTTGGTGGGCAAATGGGAGTTGGCCCCCAAAACTACGAAGCAATGATGCAGCAGATGCAGCAAATGGAGCAGCAAGGTGGCGGTCAGCCTCCAGTTAATTTTGGCGTTGATATCGAAAACGAAAAAGTTAAAAACCTTCGCGGCAATGTCCGTGCACAGCTGGATAAAAATCAAAGCGTTAACTTTGGCGGCCAATACAACGTTCAAGATCAAAGCGGCCGTTTTGGCCTTGGTTATCAAACGCCAACCTTTGGTTTTGATGTGAATGTTACGCGCACTCAGCCGATGCCTGGTATGCCAGGTGCCGGTGGTTATGGAGCCATGATGAATATGGGGGGACGCTTCTGATATGTACTACCAATCCACGCCACCCATTGGTAATGTGGCAGGTATGGCAAACGCTCAATTCTTTAAGGGTCCTCAGTTTGGCCAGGCAGCTGATGCTATTGCCATGGATCCTCCTTACACTGCTCGCGAACGTGCAGAAGATCAAATCCTTCTACGCTCGTTGCAAAAAGGTGAAATGGGCTCTGGCCCGTTGATCGATAAGGCAATTCAAGACATCCTTCAGCGCACTAGTATCGGCGGCACGGGTTTCCGTGGTGTTTAATGAAAAAGAAAAAGCTCGCTCAACAAGCTCTTCAACATCCTGACTTATTTACGTCAGCTGAATTGGCTTATTTTGAGCGTTGGCTTTTTTACAAGAAGCAAGCGAAAGCTGCTAAGATCAAAAAAGAAAAGGAAAATAGTTAATGGCTGTAGACGCTAAGGCCAGACTTAACGAAATCGTTCAGTCATACCTTGAGAAAGACTCGGGTACGGTTGTTGATACCGGCGTTGTTGCGTCGCACTTAGCGCAAATGAAACTCTTTGGCATTCGCCAAGGGGTTGAGTTTTTTCCGGGGCAAGATAATTTTGGTGCCCAACGTAAAGACTTTGTTGATCGCGTAGTTAAATACAATCAAATTGACATCCGCCTTGATTCCATCTGGGATTATTTCCTTTGTGATGGCAAGGGCATTTTTTACATCCGTCCTACAAAACAAAATTACCGAATTTATTATTTCCGCGAACACGAATATCGTAGTTATTACAACGTAGATGGTGAACTTGAGGAAGTTGTAATCATCTACAGCTACAAGGTTCGCAGAGCTGGTGGACCGCAGGACGGCATTAATGTCTCCAATATCAGCGGTACCACTATCTCTGGTGAGCCGGGAGCTAAACGTTACATCCGCCTATCGATCAAAGCAAACGAAATCGAAGAAACTCA